CAGAGGCATCTGTTGCAGAGTAGGTTACTGTGTAACTTCCCACTACCTGATCATCGACATTACTGATAACAGAAACAGCTTCTCCGTTATCTGCAAATGCGCCCTCATCAACGAATGAGTCTACCCCTAATTCTATTATTTGTGGATTATCTCCTACAATTATTATTGTAGGCCCTGTTAAATCTACTAGTGATTTTGCTGTGGCCGAAGAATAAGATTCTACTTCTAATACTGGAACATCATTTAAATATACAGCTTGTAGAACATCTACACCATTTAGAAGTGCTCCTTCTGGATTAACAAAACCTTCTATTTCGCCTTCGCATAAAAGATCTAAGCTACTTAAAAAATCCGTACTTCTTAAAAAGTTTCCATCTGGTTGAGGCATGAGAGAATAGTTTACATCCGCATCATCTTTGGAAGAACCCCTTCCCTTAAAAGATTTTAAAATTTTATTCTTAAACACTCTCATGTTACATATATTCGTTTTTCAACAAGCTTAAATTTAAAAACTCAGAAATTTGATTTTTAATGTTATCAGGATATCCAAAATCAGTATTATCAAAATTATTATTAGATAAATCTTTATTAGTTATAGACGAGCTAACAATTTGAGATCCAACCCTTAATCTACCATAACCCAATGGTAGAGCCTGTCCTTGCTTTGCCAAATTCTCTGGACTAGCAAACATATAACTCTCTCCCTTTATAGATGCTTCTATTCTCTTATCGTCTAAAGCCTCCGCGGGAAACAATAAATATTGTATCCCCGCTATAATTAGGTTGACTATTAAAGTAGCTATAATAGTTACTGGGTCGGCCCCCAAAATGCAAGGGACAAACTGTATATTAGATTCTGGTTTTATGTTTGTAAAATCATTTACATTTTGTACTACTTCTTTATCTATTATTATTTGATAGTTAATGCCCTCTTGAGATTGTCTTATTAGGTAAGACTTAAATTCTGGATTAATACTATTTATAGCTGAAACCGCGTTTTTCAAATTATGTATATTGTAAAACTCAAAGCTTTCGCCGAATTTTTTTGCTAATTTTCCATGTAATATTATTTTTGTTTTCATTATGTTGTAGGGTTCAGATATTCTTCTCCTGATTGGCCAAAATTATCTGTATTTTCTATTTCTCTGAAAACGGACCATTCTATAGGTTTTTTATGCTGCATTACTAATTTACTGCCTATTCTTAATCGCCCATAACCAACTGGAATTTTTGAACCTTGAGTCGGTTTGTTTTCAAGACCCGAAAACCTAGTGCTTTGCAATACTACCACTTTTTCGGCTCCTACATTTTCTTGCTCTGCAGTGGGGCTTATCATACCCATAATTCCGCTAATTACAGTATTTGTAACAAAACTACCCAAAAAAGAGCCAAATAATTGACTACCGATCATGGAAGCCAATGCACCAATATTACCACAAATAATCGGGACTATGTGGTAGTCCCCATCTAACTTTACTGTTTCATAAAGAACGCCCTTTTGAGCCTGCCGCTGAATGAATAATTTGAAACCATTAAATTTCATATTCAAAATATCAAATAAAAATGATTCGTCAATGTCAGAAGGTATATCTAATTCTTCTTCAAATTTTTTAGCTATAATTCCATGTAATTTTATCGACATAGTTCTTCTTTCATTTTTTCCACTAATTCTCGATTTGTGTCTAAAAACTCTGGCTCGTAAACAGAAAATTTTCCAGTCTTATTTGAAAATACTACAAATGGTATGCACGTAGCTTCTGAGCAGGTTTCATCGTATTTACTTAATTTCTCGTTACCGCTAGGGTGAGAATGAAAAACTGCTACTAAATTATTATTTTGTTTAGCATATAAAAAACTTTTAGCAGAAATGTAAAACTCGGAACTTTTATCTTCAGCCATATTTTCTACTTCTAAAATATTAAATTCTCCATCCTCAAAGCAAATGAAGCCGCAGACTTCTTCATTTTGTTTCTTAAATGCCGTTTTTTTTATTTTTCTTGCAATCATTAATAACTAAAGTTATCTGTTCCAGGAAACCCACCAAAAGGTAGCGTTTGATCAGTGTTTATTCCGTCCTCGTTAATAAAATCTTCGTTATCAAATCTCATCTTACAGGCGGATATTTTTTTAGAACAACAGTCTTTTACCCAAAGATCAGATCGAATATTTGGTTTAAAGGCATCAGAACTGGGGATATGACCAGATTTGCATACATAATACACTGGGTGGTTTTGAAAATAGTTTGCGGTAAATCCTTGGGAATTAGCTACTCGATCACTGACCGTAAATATATAATCTCCTACTGCGTATGTGTGGTTTCCTGTGTTCCACCTACCACTGTCTTTTAGAACGCCTCCAGCGCCGTCGTCGTGTATGGCGTCCGATGTTTTATTAATAGGAAATAATTCTGGATTTAGTTGCCAGTTGTTTGCTCCATCTGCTACAACAAATGAACTATCTTTAATATCTGCTATTGGTCTGTCAAATCCATCAGTTAAGCTGGCCGATTTGGACCCGTATCTGCACCCATACCCCCTATAAACCCAGTTACAGTATCTTGCTGATATTTCCCTATTGGGTATATTAACATTTTCTAGCTCCAAGCTAGAGACTAGCTCAAACTCAGCCATCATTTTATTTTCCATGACCTTCCTAGATACAAAAAACTTTTCGTCTCCAAGTCTTGCATTTGGGTCTGCTTCTCCCCAAGGGTTTTTATTGTCAGGGAAGTTGACGTCGTCTAGAAATTTTATAAAAGTTCTCCGCCTCACTAACTTTGCGCCATTTAAGTTATTATATTTTCTTAACATTGACGAAACATATAAGCCAGCATTAGATACTCTAAGTTTTGGTCTTGGTAATCCTTGATCACCTAATACTTCGAACCCATCAGCTTCAACAGGTATGGGTATATATTCTTGACCATCAAAAACAATTGGCTTAGCTAATCCATTAGAACCTCCATGAAAATAAAGTACAGCTTGAGAATCGTTCTGGTAATCGTAATATAGAGCATACAAATCGACTAAAGAAGTTGACTCTAAATTTAATATCTCTGTAAATACCTTTTGATTAATGCCTTTTGCCATATATACAATTACACATGAATTACTCCTATCATAAATTTAAAAAAGAAGATTCCAATGATGTTTTTAAAATTTTTTTAAAATTTCAAGAACAAACAAAAATTGAAACATTTTCAAATTTAACGAACGGACAAAGTCCTGGGTTCACAGAGATTTATTTAAGAGAAGAGCTGAGAAAGATGATTCGAAACAACAAGACTTATGTAGGAACTTGTGACGGAGAAATTTTCGGATTTGCATGTTTTACTGAAAGTAAAATTAGAAAAGATGCCTTAGATTTATTGATAGTCTGCAAAAAACCAAATAAAAGGTTTAATCTTAAGATGAAATACTTACTATTAGATGTCTTTAAAGAAGCAAAGAGAGAATCAAATAAAAGCTTAATTTTAGCCTCGCTAGGGCCAAGATCGAAATTTAATTCATATAAAAATTTTGTTATTAGGGTTTTTAAGCCCAAAATCATAAGAAAAAACGAACTCAAAAGGACAATAATACAATTCAATGATTAGAAAATACCAACCCTCAGACTACGATTTCGTACTCAATGGAGTGGCATCAATTCAAAAAAAGATCAAAATGTCTGGAATGCCCTTAGTTTCCAAAAATAGGAGATCAAAGCAAGAAATGTCTGCCAGATTTCTTAAAAAGTTAATAATCGCCCAAAATCTTTGTTTCATTTTTTTAAATTCAGAAGGTCAAAGGGTTGCGTTTACTTGTTTCAAGCCCATAAATAGTAAAATCTGTTTTTTCGAATTTTTCTTCAAGGACGAAAGAGCTCCAATGCACTCGGCTCTTGTAAATGAATTCAAAAACCACGTAAAAGAAGTAAAAGAACAATATAAATTTGATGAAATGTATGCCAACCTAATAAAGCGAGAAAAGTATGAAAAATGGATAAGTATGGCGAAGAAACACCTTAACGCAGAAGTCGTCTCAAGTGAAAAGAACAAAAAAACAGTAAAATTAAATATTTAATATTTAATTTCGACCTCTCAATATTAGTGTAATAATTACCATGGCAGACAAAAGAATATCGCAACTTACGGAACTAACCCTACCCAATGCAGAAACTGATATTTTAGTGGTTATAGACACTTCTACAAATAAAACTAAGAGAGCTGCACCCAAGAAACTGCCAATTAGTGATTCCGCCATAAATCATTCCTATAAGTATACTACAGACATTATTTCAGATACAATACGAACGCGAAATCTTACTAGCATTTCTGAGACTAATGGTTCATACTCGAATGACACCAATTTAACTTATATCTACATGGGTAGTGCGGTTACTTCTCTTGGAACTAAGGCGTTCTTCGGTTGCACAAATCTTTCTGAAGTAGTTCTTCCTCCCAATATAACCTCGATTGGAAGTAGCGCATTCTATGACTGCTCTGGCCTTACAAGCGTTACCATCCCCAACAGAGTAACCTCGATTGGAAGTAGTGCGTTCTATAACTGTAATAGCCTGACGGCTATTGCTATCCCTGATACTGTGCAAAGTATAGCACCAACTGCATTCACTGACTGCTCTAGCCTAACAAGCATTACGATCCCCGACAGCGTGACCTCGATATCATTTGGCACTTTCGCCAGATGTACCTCTATTACTACCGCTACGATTGGCAGCAGTGTAGGTCTGATTCAAGAAGGTTGTTTTCAAAACTGCACTAGCTTAACAAGGGTTGACTGCCTTGCTAAAATAGCTCCACATTTAGAGGGCGGAAACCACTTTAACAATGTTCCAGCAACAGAAATTCACGTTCCATTTGGAGCTAAAGCAAGTTATCAAAACCCATTTGATGAATATGCGAATCCGATTGCAGGAGATGGAATCACATACGCGGGTTTAATAATCATTGACGATTTATAATATTATGGCAGATCAAAAAATATCAGACCTCAGAGAATTAATCTCATCTAATGCGATAAACGATGTCGCTCCAATAGTTGATATTAGCGCTGGCGAAACTAAAAAAATTGCCTTGGCTAATTTGCCCATATCTGAATCCGCCATTTATCATTCTTATCCTTATACTGTCGATTTTGATGGAGGAACAGCCCAAACACGAAATTTAACAAGTCTTAATGATTCTCAATTTTCAAGTAGTGTCGATTCTGTTTATGTTGGTAATAACGTTACCTCGATTGCGAGTAGTACATTCAAAGATAATGGCAATCTGACTAGCGTTACTATTAGTGACAGTGTAGCCTCGATTGGAAGTAAAGCTTTCTCTTATTGTACTGGTTTAACAAGCCTCGCGATTGGCAGTAGCGTGGCTACAATTGGAAGTCAGTCGTTTGAATACTGCACTAGCCTTACTAGCGTCGCCATCCCAGCAAATGCTGGGATTGGGAATTTCGCATTTATGGGTTGCGGTAACCTGACAAATATCTCGTTTGGCGATAATGTAACTGAGATTGGGTCTGTTGCTTTCTATGGCTGTAGTAGCTTAAGCGGCATTACCCTACCTGAGGGTTTAACTTCAATTAAAGATGGTACATTTTCATACTGCAGTAGCCTAACGACTATTACAATTCCTAGCGGCGTGACCTCGATTGGAAAAGAAGCTTTCCAAGACTGCACTAGCCTAAGAACTATTAACCTACTCTCGACAACCCCTCCACAAGTTGGAGAGGCTGCATTCTTAAACGTTGCGCCTAATGCGGAACTTCACGTTCCAGTTAACTCAACTTATTCAGATATACTTTCTTTTGGAGGATTTCAAGTAATTAAAGATTTATAATAACATTATGCCAGACAGAACAATAACAGAACTAATTCAGTCAGCTGAGGTGCTATCTCCAAGTGATATTTTGCCAGTTGTCGACATCAGCAAAGCAGAAACCAAAAAAATTAAATTGTCTCATTTGCCGATGAGCAATGCTGCTTTGCGAACATCTTTTCCTTACACTACATATTTTAAGGGTTCAGATGCGATTAAGATAATCAACGTAACAACCATTGACCATGGTCTTGGTTTCTGGAATCCAGTCGGCACAGCGATTGATATTCAAATTGGATCAAATGTAACCTTGATTGCCCCTAACGCCTTTTTGAGTTCTGGTTTAACGAATATCTCAATTCCAGATAGCGTGACCTCCGTTGGCAGTAATGCTTTCCAAAATTGCTCTAGTCTGACCAGCGTTACAATCGGCGACAGAGTGACTTCGATTGGAGCTTACGCATTTAAAGACTGCACCAGCTTGCCTAGTATTATTATTCCCGAGGGCGTAGACACGATTGGAAATAACACGTTCCAAGGCTGCACTAGCCTTACTAGTGTTACGATTGCTGGCGACCTTACCTCTATGGGTAATTATGTTTTCAGAGAAGCTCCTATAACTAGTTTTGATTCAGGAATCGGTTCTTTTTCTATTGGTAATGGCGCTTTTTTTAACTGCAGCAGTCTCGCTAATGTTACCATTGGCCCTAACATAACATCTATTGGACAATACGCATTCCAAGGCTGCACTGCTTTGACCAACATTACGATCCCCAGCAACGTGACATCAATGGGAGGGTATACATTCTTTAACTGCTCTAGCCTTAAAACAGCCATCGTAAATTGCGCCTCGATGGGACATTATACATTCAGAGGTATCACTAGTCTAGTTGATCTTACAATAGGTAACTCCGTTTCCTCTATCGGAAATTACTGTTTTAGCGGCTGTACAGGTTTAACTAGTTTAGATATCCCCAACAGCGTAACCTCGATTGGAGGTAGTGCATTCTCTAACTGCACTGGCCTAAGACAAGTTACCATAAATAACGGTTCAATTGAAAGTTCTGCTTTTTATGGCTGCACTAATTTATCTCATCTTTCGATTTTGAGTGGTACAACCTCCATTGGCGCTTCCGCCTTTAATCAATGTTCCAGCCTAACAAATATTGAAATTCCAGATAGCGTTACGTCAATTGGTGAGCGAGCATTTGTTAGTTGTACTGGCCTTATTGATGCTACTATTGGCAACAGCGTAACGTCAATTGGAGATAGGGCATTTCAAAATTGCCCGAGTTTAAGAAGGGCTATTATATCTGAAAGTGTGACTTCTATTGGAAACTATGCATTCAGTACTTGCTCTGATATTAAAAATCTAACAATTGGTGGCTCTGTTACTTCGATTGGAAACTATGCATTCGAAAACTGTTCTGGCCTTACTGGCACTACTGTTCCCGATGCTGTTTCAGGAATCGGACAAGGCATATTTCAAAATTCAATTAATTTACAAAGTGTTAATATAAATAGCGGAACAAGCACGCTTGCAGCTATTCCTGATCGAGCATTTAATAATTGCTCTGGACTATCTAGTATTACAATTCCCACTGGCGTAGACTCAATTGGATTTTTATCTTTCGGTGATACTGCCGCCTTAACTACAATTAACTGCTTTCCAACAGACGCTCCAACGATCCACTCAAGTGCTTTTACTAATTCCTTAGCAACAGAAATTCACGTTCCATTTGGAGCTAAAGCAAGTTATGAACTTGCAGGAGATGGAACCACATATGGGGGTTTGACCATAATAGATGATTTATAATTTCTTGTAGTTGAATTTTCAATTACTATTCATATTATATAAATATGAGTAAAAAATTACATTTTGTATCTGGTCTTCCACGATCTTGTTCAACTCTCCTGTGCAATCTTTTGGCACAAAACTCAAGAGTCCACGCTACACCTACAAGCGCTTTGCATGAAATTGGCTACATAGCTAGGCAGGTTTTTCAGACCGAAGAAGCTAAATCAGTAGACATGGAAAATGTTTTAGAGCCTATGTATTTAGATTATGTAAAGTCTGGATGCGAGAACGCTTTTAACAATATTACAGATCGCCCAGTAGTTGTAGATAAGTGCCGCTCTTGGATTGGTCACTTAGATCAATTGTTTAAGATTTGGCCAGACGCCAAGGTTCTCGTGCCTGTCCGCGACATACGAGGAATCATCTCTAGTATGGAAAAAAAACGCCAACAGCACCCAGAAGTATTTAATCCCGTTGAACAACAAAACCCACAGGACTGGACTACGATTGATAAACGTGTTCAAGGTTGGCTTCAAACACCTCCTATTGGCATCGCAATAGAGCGCTTATACGAAGCTTCTCAAAGATTTGGCGATAAACTAATGTTTATTCATGCCGAAGAGCTTACAGAAGACCCACAAAGTATAATGAATAACATATGGGAGTATCTCGGAGAAGAGTCTTTCATTCACAATACTTCTAATGTCGAACAATATACCCAGGAAAATGATATAGGTTTTCCATATGGAGACCATATTATTCGTCAAAAAGTAGAGCCTCTAAAAAAAGATTGGCACGAAACAATTGGTCGCCAATTATCAGAGCAAATTGACCAAAAATTTAACTGGATTAATAAACTATAAACCTTGACTTTTAAAAAATTTACTTTATATTCTTTTATATGAGTAAATGGACGGAACAACAAAGGGGGGCTTTCTGGAAAAAAGAAGGTAAAAATGGCAAATATTTAGCTGGCTATGTAGTTATAGACGGTAAAAAGCATCCCGTCACCGTCTTTCCAAATAAGTACAAGGAAAAGCAAGCCCAACCAGAGTTTATTATCTATGAAACTTTTGACGGTTCTAACTAAAATGCCCAGCGATATCCAACGAATGCTTTATTCTTAAAAACGTCTGCGTCTTTGTTTAGTAAGTGCAAGCCTTGATAACCAACTTCAACATAGTGGTTCTCGTTATACTTCCAAGCAAAAGTTATACTTGACATAAACACTTCTTCTTCTCGCTCTAATCCAGCGTTATACCGATTACCAATATCTTTGTATGAAGTTAGAAGATGAGCTCCCATTATGTTTGCTTCAAGTTTTGGCGTGATTGGATATTTTATCATAAGAGATGTTTTTAAGTTTTCTTTCATGTTCCAATATGCTACAGATGAATCTAGCACTTCATACACAGTACCTAATAAAATTACCGTGCCTTTTTCAGTAAAGTATGTTATATTCGCACCATATGTAGGGGTTGAATATTCGGTTAGTGCGCCATATTGATCTTCTATTAAGGCATCGGTTATGCCATAGTTTACTTTTAGGATAGTCGATGGATTCATTATATACGAAAATTGTGCATAATACGCATCGGTATCAATTGCCCCACGAACTCCGCTATAATCTAAAAATGATTTCTTGCCTATTAATTCTAAAATAAAACGTTTGCCAAGAATTTGTTCTGCGCCAAACGTAAATGTATCTTTGGTAAAGTCGCCATTGGTTAATTCATTGCCAACTCCTACTGGCAAGTTTTCTGACCAACGTTTAATATGGCTTTCGTAACCAGCTTTAAGTTTTAAGAGATGCCGAGGTTTCCACGTTAGCATGTACGAACTCTTATATATGAAGTAAGTTACATCTAGATCGTCATCAAGGTCGCTTGGCTCTCTTTCTAAATGAGAGAATGAATCGGTAGAATTAAGAATAAGCTTCGGTGTTATTTCATATTGACCTCTCATGCCAATGTTACCAAATATTAATGTTTTATTATCAACGCTTCTGTGTCTTATTTCTGGTTGAGCTTTTAGATTTATTAAGTCTCTAAAGAATTTGCCTTCTACTCCTAGCGATTGGCTGAAGTAAAAGGTCGATGTTTGATCAGGCGTTCCAGCTGCCCGCATAAACACATTATCATCGTAGAATATTCTGCTGAATGAAGTAAGCTTAAACTTCTTCTCTGCATAGAGAGTAGACGCTATTAATAATAAAACTATAAGAAACTTACGCATTCTTCCTGTTAATTGCTACATACAAGAATGCAGCCCAACCAAAGAGTAAAGCGTAAATTGATGGTTCGGGCACTGTACTAAAATATAATTCGCTTGGTCCGTTTATTTCAATATCCATCGAGCCAAGAGCATCAGGTTGAAAAGAAGTAAACACGACCAAATATTGCTTTTCTTCTAAATCGAATAGACCGTCGAATGCACCTTCGCCTACACCAGTTCCCTGACCACTACTAAGACTTTGGCCTCCTCCCCATCCAAAAGTAGATGATGAGTTAAAAATGTCTGGCATATTCGTTATAACGTTGGTTAAATCAAAATTGTCTGCATCATATAACAACACTTGCGTATCAGTCGTAGAACCAGCTGATCCTTGCAATGAGCTTGAGTAATTAGAAAAACGAAAATCATCGCCTGCACTATCGGGTGTCATGTATATGTACTCGTAATACGTACGCTGAGTTTCTGGACCACCGAAACCTGTAATGTATTGGTCGTCTTCTAAGACAACATCTAAGTCGTAGTAAGAATAATTTTGTGTTTGACCAGTGAGTGGTCCGAGTATGCTAATGCTAGCAGATGCCGATGTCGTGAGTAATAGTAGTAATGTAATCAGTTTTTTCATTTTTTAAATATGTTTTTAATAAAGTTAATTGCGTCCCCCAATAAGCCGAAAAATCCAGATTTTTTTTCACCCTTGGGGAGAATGTGAAACACGATAGATAAAATACCGATTGTGGCTATTGCCATCTTAAATAAATTACCTTTTGCTAATTCTATTATTTCTTGTATCATTTTTTTATGTGGTTAAAGGGCCAGATGGAGACACTACAATAGCATCGTCTGGTGTTAATACTGCTGGAAGCTCTGTCTCAATAATTTCTCCAGCGTCATTGCTCTCTATGTCTGAGTGCGGTTTAATTGGGTCTAGTTCGTCGATTGGAGCCTCTTCTACCTCTACTACCTCTGGAGCCTCTTCAACGGCTTCTTGGCCTGTTTCTGTTGATTCTGACTGCTCTGCTTCAGCTTCCGTCTCTTCTTCTGCCACCTGTTCAACTTCTTGCTCGGGTTCTGACTCTTCTTCTGGCTCTTCAGCTTCCTCTTCATCATCTCCTCCAAATAGTCCACTAAAGAAGCCTCCTTTCTTTTTCTTTTTTGGCTCTTCCTCTGCTTCTTCTACGGGTTCTTCGGCTTCCTGTTCAGATTCTTCCTCTGCAACTTCTTCAGTTTCCTCGGATTCAGACTCCTCAGATTCTTTTGGTTCTTCCGTATCCTCTGATTCTTCGGTTTCTTCAGTCTCGTCTGACTCTTCTGGCTCTTCACTCTCTTCGGCTTCCTCAGACTCCTCGCTTTCTTCAGATTCGCTCTCTTCAGATTCAGACTCTTCTGATTCTTCAGCCTCTGCTTCTTTTTCTGCTTCTCTTTCTTCTCTCTTTGCTGCCCTCTCTTCTTTAGCCTGCTCTCTCTTAGCTTCTTTTTCTGCTTCCGCTTCCGCTTCTTCTGCGGCTTCAGCCTCTGCCTTTGCTTCAGCTTCTGCTTCTTCCGCAGCTTCTTCCGCCTCTATTCTTTCTTGCTTATCTTCAACAGTTTCCATTTCATCTGCTACCTCTAATAAGCTTTCAGATGCAGATTCCAAGGCTCCACCCACCATTGGTATATTTTCAATGATTGGTATGCTATCAATAAGGTATGCGGCGTTTTCTATAAAATAATTGTTAAATGTTTGCCCATATTCAACTTCGATCTCTCTAACTATCTCGGTAAATTCTTCTGTTGAATCAATAACAGTTTCAGCTTGGAAATATGTAGCAGAACTCATCGCTATTACTCCAGCTGCCCCAAGACCCTGTACGTTAGTTACTATTTGACCAACGTATTGACCAGCCCCCTCTAATGCACCACCACCCGTTGAAGACGCAGTTTGACCAACTCCAGGCTTGCTTTTCTCTTTTTCTGGCTCTTCTTCTGGCTCTTCCCACTCAAAGGCTTCGACTCCGCCTTCTTTCATAATCACCCACATAGCCTCCTTTAGCTTGGCCTCATCTGGGTCATATGGGGGCTTGCAGAATTTTTTTACTATTCTTTGTGCTTCTTCTGGAGAAAGTTTCTTTGGCATAAAATATTTTACACCATGACGCTATAAATTTGACCCTAACTCATATAATAAGTTAAAAATAACACATTTCAAATATTTTTTTAAATTTATTTAAAAATAAAATCATGTTTTTACTTGACTTTGTCATTTTTTATGACAATATAGGTTATATGGCTAAAAAAACAAAACCAGGTGCTGATTTAAGAGCGCCGAATCCAACCAAAAGAAAACTCATGGGTCGCTCAAGCGGCGCACTTGTACACAACGATCATGTCGGTCATTTGGTAACTCCAAAGATTGATAAGGCTATTAAAAATAATTTAGAGAAAAAGTAATGCTATCAGAAATATTAATGGTCACAGTGGGATTTGGTCTTACGGGCTTATTTTGTATGTTCATTTATTGGTTCCTAGGTATTCTATGAAAAAATCACTAAATAGTAGAAATAATAATCAAAAACTTGAAATGCATGAAAAGGTTATTATCGGGCTATTCATAGTATTTTTTACTGCGAGCCTATTCATGTGGCTAAGTTTACTATAAAATGAATAAAAGTAAAAAAACTTTGGCAGTAGTCAGTTATGAAAAACAAAAGAAGAAAGATAAATTATTTGCCCTTGTTTTTTGCTTGACATTATTAATCACATCGTATTTAATTATCACAAAATTATGAAAATAGAAATTACAGAAACACCTAAAATTACATACAATAAAGTCATCTATGTTTTTAAAGCAAAAGTAGAAGGCAAAGAGTATAAAATTGGTCGCCATGAAGATGACAATGGGGCAGAAGTATATGTCGATCCTCATCCAGAAAAAGATGAAGTTTATGATGCTATTGAAAACTTATTCTACCATGACGATTTTCACTATAACACAACTCAAGCAGGAGAAACTTTAGAAGTAGAACAATGATTAAACAAATTAATATTTTTTTATTATTGGGGGCGAATTTAATTGCCAGTACACTTGAAACCAATAACCCTTTTATTCCACAAGGCTATGAAAATAAAATTGTAGTTGCCAAACCTAATCCAAAACCATCAAGAGTTTTGAGTAAATTGATTGAGTTTCGAGGGCTTTATACTTTAGAAAACATAACTAAATTTAGCCTACATAATAAGCGAGACAATAAAGCTTACTGGATAAGCCAAAACCAATCAAAGGGAGGAATAACCGTTAGCAGTTTTAATGAAAATTCTAAAACTATCATAATAAATATGAATGGACATACTGAAAGCCTTAGTCTTGCAATAGCTAGCAATACCCCTCTTCCAGTTGGGTTTTCCAATGGTTTGCATCAAAATCCAAATACAGAAAATAGACTCCCTCGTCGCCGTGTTATTTTGCCATGAAAATATTTTACGGTGCGAATTACATCAAAGCGCAATCAGAAGATGGCACAAGCCCCAAATTATTGAATAAGGCTCAACTAGCCCTTTACTTTAAAATAAAAGAAAACGAAATCAAAGAACAACATATAAAAAAATTTATAAAAATAAAATATGAAGAAGAAATTTAAAATTGTAGCCGTAGGATACGGTGGTGAGTATGCGATTTGCACCAAAGATGCAGATTTTGTAAATAAATGGAAAGACGAAGAAGAGCCAGACTTGATTGAAGAAGCTCAAGACACCTTCTATGATGATGCTGATTTAGAGCATGGCTTCGCGATGTATGGCGATTCCACTCTTACTGTTTATGAAATTAAGGATGAAGACGAAGAAGAGATTGAAGATGATATAGAAGTAAGTTGCCTTGTAAGTCGTGAAGCTTATATCACTGATTCAGACAATGGTTCTGTTCCAGTATTAATTTTTCATAGCTCGGAAAAAGGCACTTTTTGTAGCTGGGAAGTAGAAGTAGAAAGCTTCGACACAAAACTACTTAGTGCCAGTCTTGTGGAAACAGATTTTGGAGAATTTGTTGAAGATCTTTATTACAATGGAGAAAAGCTTGAACTAAATAATGATTGTGTAGACACGAGGGGCAAAGCGTACTATGCCAAAGTAGGGTGGATAAATCCAGAGTGGCACGAAAAAAAAGAAAAGTTTGAAGACGAAGAATTAATCAAAGAGAATTGGAAAGATATTTTAGAAAATTCATAATTATGTGTGGATGGACTTTCTCATTCTTTAATAAGAATAAAAACAAAAAAAATATGAAATACGAAAAACTACAAGAACAGGTTATTCAATGGGCTAAGGATCGAAACATCCTTGAAAACTCAAACGCAATCAAGCAAATAAGCAAGACTCAAGAAGAACTTGACGAAACGCTCGATGCTCTAAAACGATTGGAGGAAGGTGAAGAAAGCATCCTAGAAGTTGCTGATGGTATCGGAGATATGTTGGTAACAATTATTTTGCTTGCAAAAACTGTTGGGCTAGATTCGATCGATTGCTTGGCTGATGCTTATGATGAAATCAAAGAGCGCAAAGGAAAGATGGTTGATGGTCTATTTGTAAAAGAATGAGTAAATGGAAGAACAGTAGCAGTTGGAATCGTGGGCAACGAATTGAAAAAGAGTTCGCCCCGCTTCTGCGTCAACGAGATCCTAATTACCGTAAGGCAAATAGAGAGGAGCAGTTTCGTCATATAGATTACTTCAGTAACTTCGGCACTATTGATGTCAAAGCAAAAAAGAAGATTAGTCGTTCCGACTCTGAAGAGCAAGACCAACTTCTTTGGGTGGAGTTTTTAAATGTACAAGGTCGAGAAGGTTGGCTTCGCGGTCAAACTGATGTGATTGCATTTGAGCGTAACAATGATTTTGTTTTAATAAGAAGAAATTATCTTTTAGGTATGTGCCAAGTCAAATGCGACTTGAGTAAGAAAGTAACAAATAGTAAAGATGCATTATATAAAGGCTATCAGAGAGAAGGTCGTAAAGATTTAATATCTATTATTAAGATGAGCGACGTTTTAGAATTGCCACACCAAAGATGGAAAAAATAGTATTAGTAACTGGTGGTTTTGATCCACTTCATTCTGGTCATCTTGCTTATCTAAAAGCAGCAAAAAAACTTGGCGATAAACTTATCGTCGGAATAAATTCTGACGACTGGCTTTGTCGCAAGAAGGGTAAAAACTTTTTGCCAGAAAAAGAACGACACGAAATATTGTCTGCGATTAGATATGTAGATGGTTGTATTTTGTTTAACGATAGTGATGACACGGCTATTGAAGCCATCAAAAATGTTAGAATGTTATTTCCATTTGCTAAAATAATCTTTGCAAATGGTGGTGATAGAACAAATGACAATATTCCAGAGAGTAGTATTGAAGGTATTGAATTTGTGTTTGGTGTCGGTGGCGAAGATAAAAAAAACAGCAGTAGTTGGATTTTAAAAAAATATGAAAATAATTAAACCATTATGGGGTTGGTATAAAGTCATCTCCAAAAAGAGAACAAAAGGTCATAAAGTAAAGTATTTACATATTGAGCCAAATAAATCGCTATCTAACCAGAAACATTTTAAACGCTCTGAACATTGGTTTATTTTAGAAGGTAGCCTACATCTTGATTTAGTAATAAATGAAGTAGAGATGGCTGTGGATATGGAGAAGGGGGATTCTATTGATATACCAGTAGGGTCTTGGCATCACCCGCAAAACAGAACAGACAAACCCTGTTTGATTGTGGAAATACAGCACGGAGAAGAGTGCGAAGAAGAAGATATCGAAAGAAAGGTGTAAATTTATCTATGAAGGGACAAATAGAAGTATTAGGAACAAATGAAGCCCTAAAAAGGCTTGAGGAATTCAAAGGAGACGGAT